TTCTTCCCTCGCTTATCGTCAAGGTCGCACTCGTCGTGGTTCTTACGCCGCTTATCTGGACATATCTCATCCCGATCTTTTACTCTTTTTGGAGATGAGAAAACCAACAGGAGATCAAAACTTTCGTTGTCTTAATTTACATCACGGTATAAATATTACTGATGATTTTATGAGCGTTCTTGAAAAATGCATGACAGATCCTGACTGCGATGATTCTTGGGAACTCAAGGATCCACACACAGGTGATGTGCGAGAAACCGTATCGGCGCGTGATCTCTGGCAACGTATACTTGAAATGCGTATGCAGACTGGTGAACCGTACATTCATTTTATTGATGAGTCAAATCGCAAGCTTCCGGAATGGTTGAAAAAACTTGACTTGAAGATCAATCAATCCAACCTTTGTTCTGAAATTATACTACCCACCAACGAACAAAGGACAGCAGTATGTTGCCTATCATCAGTGAACCTAGAATACTTTGATGAGTGGTCAAAAAACAAGAGTTTCTTGGCAGACATTCTCGAGATGTTGGACAATGTCCTGGAGAAGTTCATTTCTGATTCTCCTGATGCTGTTAGTCGTGCTAAGTTCTCAGCCATGCAAGAGCGATCAGTTGGTGTTGGAGCACTTGGATTCCATGCATATCTACAGCGAAAAGGAGTGCCCTGGGAATCTGCCCTTGCAAAATCCGCTAACATCAGAATGTTTAAACATATCCGAAAAGGGCTTGATGAGGCTAACCTCAAACTTGGAAAAGAACGGGGCGAGGCTCCCGATGCTAAAGGAACGGGACGGAGATGTAGTCATGTCATGGCAGTGGCTCCAAATGCCTCGTCTTCTATCATCATGGGAAATACATCCCCCTCGATTGAACCGTGGCGAGCTAATGCCTATCGTCAAGATACTCTTTCAGGTGCCTTTTTAAATAAGAATAAGTATCTTGATAAACTTTTGAAAAAGAAATGTGAGGAAGACAGCTCAATCGACTACGATAAAGCATGGTCGACGATTATTGCCAATGATGGATCCGTTCAGGCTCTTAAATTTCTTACAGATTATGAGAAAGATATATATAAAACATCTATGGAAATAGATCAGCGTTGGGTTATAGAGCATGCAGCAGACAGACAGCAGTTTATTGACCAGTCTCAGTCTTTAAACGTTTTCTTTAGACCAGACGCAAATATTTCTTATATTCATGCGGTGCATTTTCTTGCATGGAAGAAAGGTTTAAAGACGATGTATTATTGTCGTTCGGAAAAAATAGGTAAGGCAGATAGAGTTTCTCGTAAAATCGAGAGGCAGATTATTCAGGAAATTGATATGTCAGCAATTGCTGCTGGTGAAGAATGTTTAGCGTGCGAGGGATGATGACTAGAAGATATAATCATTGGTTATGGAATTCGTCCTTTGTTTGCGGTGTGTCAAAAGGGCTATCAAGACTTAATGCATGGATCTGGAGAAAACAGTATGCCGGACGTTAAAATCATCACGGGAATATTATGCGGATATTGTGATGCGGCAAAAAAGCTTTTACAAGATCATGGTCAAGATTATGAAGAGGTCGATGTATTTGAAGCATCGGCACTCATGGAAGAATACAATTTAAAAACAGTACCTCAAATTTTCATTGATGGTGAACTTGTTGAGGGAGGATACACAGGACTAAAGGGATACTACGATGGCCAAGACTCTTAAACTTCAGGACGAGAGAGATTATTTCAAACCTTTCCACTATCCGTGGGCGTATGATGCATGGTTGAAACACGAACAGTCTCACTGGCTGCACACCGAAGTCCCGATGATTGACGATGTTAAGGATTGGAAGAACAATCTTTCGACCGAAGAAAAGTATTTCCTGACCCAGATCTTTCGTTTCTTCACACAGGCTGATATCGATGTTGCGGGTGGATATGTTCGTAATTATCTGCCAGAGTTTCCGCAACCTGAAGTGCGTATGATGCTTTCGTCGTTTGCGGCTCGTGAAGCTCTGCACATTGCTGCATATTCGCATTTGATTGAATCGCTGGGTATGCCTGAGTCAACCTATAACGAGTTTATGGAATACGACGTGATGCGTGAGAAGCATGAGTACTTCGTAAAGAAGGTAAACAATGGTGTTGCATTGCCTGTAAAGCTGGCTGCGATCTCCGCTTTCACGGAGGGTCTTGCGCTGTTTGCTTCTTTCATTATGCTATTGAACTTCCCCCGTCACGGTAAGATGAAAGGCATGGGTCAGATCGTTACGTGGTCAATCGTCGACGAAACACAACATGCCGAGGGTGTTATCAAGCTGTTCCGTACATATGTCGAAGAGAATCGTGAGGTATGGAATGACGCTACGAAAAGTCAGATTTATTCTGTTTGCACAAAAATTGTAGATCTTGAAGATAAGTTTATAGATCTGGCATATCGCATGGGACCTGTTAAGGGTCTTCGTGAATCAGAACTGAAAGAGTATATCCGTTATATTGCAGATCGACGTTTAATTTCTATGGGCATGAAAGGTATATTCAAAGTAAAGCGGAACCCTCTGCCCTGGGTTGAGGAAATGATAAATGCACCAACACACACAAACTTCTTTGAGAATCGAGCGACCGATTATGCAAAGGGAGCACTCTCTGGTTCTTGGGATGAAGTTTGGGCAACGTAAGAGAGATGAATGGACTTTTTAAAACAGAAAATAACATGTGCTGATTGCGGTGCAGATTTCGAGTTAAAGTACAATGATGAAGAACATGATCCAGCATACTGTCCGTTCTGTGGCGCAGATCTTTTCTGGGAACAAGAAGAAGACGACGAAGAAGAAGGCTATGAATGGTCCGACCCAGATAACGACGACTACTCATAAATTTACAGAAAGTATAACTGACATACATAAGCCTGATGAATATTCAGCTGCCACAGAAAATCTACCAAATGAAATAGATGGACGCACGGATTATAAAAAAGATGCGACTCGCTATGGCGATTGGGAACACAAAGGTAGATGTATTGATTTTTAAGGGGTGATAGAATTAAAAGTAAATTACATTGGACCACTGAAGTAAGTGAAAAGGGATTACTTGCTATCATCGGTATACTTACGATGATAGCAGCAGGACTCGACATATATCAGATGGTGTGGATCGATATGAAGATAGAACTGGCAGACCTGTTTCTGTTATTCATCTATGCAGAGATCGTCGGTATGGTCGGGGTGTTTTACACAAGCAATCGAATACCTGTTACTTTACCGATCATAATCGCTATTACAGCGCTATGTAGACTCATAGTTCTGAACAGTAAAGATGCAGATCCATTAGTGCTGATGGCAGAAGCAGGAGCGATACTTGTATTATCAGTCGCAGCTTATGTTATGAGTATGAAAGATAAACTCAGTTTGGAGAAGGACAGACAATTATAAGTTATATATAGTATATGACTTGGTATTATAATAATGAACCTTTTACGAGTGAAATGATAGGCGACTATGTCGGTTTTGTTTATGAAATTACAGACAAATCCAACGGCCTTAAATACATCGGTAAGAAAGGTCTTATTTCAAGAAGAAAATTACCGCCTTTGAAAGGCAAAAAGAGAAGGCGAGTAAAAATTGTTGAGACAGATTGGCAAGACTATTATGGTTCAAGTGAAACAGTAAAGCTACTCGTCGAAGAAAATGGAAAAGAAAACTTTCATCGTGAAATAATACGTCTGTGTAGAAAAAAAGCGGAAATGAGTTACTATGAAGCCAAACGACAATTTGAGTTAGATTGTTTATTATATCCGGAGCAGTATTACAATGAGTTTATTGGATGCAAGATAAATCGATGGCACCTATTGACAAAAAAGAAGAATTGAAATATAATGTATTTGACAAATTGCCTACGATAGGCAATCCTGGCGAATCTTGGGATATGTTTTTAGTTCGTAAATTGAAAGAATATAATGAATATCATAATAGCCGGTCCCTGTCAGATTGAAAGCGTAGATCAGGGGAATATTATTGCTACCGTGTGTAAGTCCGTATGTGAAAAATACGGCTATGACTATTATTTCAAGTCATCATTCGATAAAGCAAACAGAACAAGCATTAGTGGTCATCGAGGAATGGGCCTTAAAGAAGGCATCGATGCTATTTTCAAAGTGAGTCAGCAAGTTCAAGTGAAAACTTGTGTTGATTTTCATGACGTCGATCAGATCCGTCTTTGTGAGGATTGGGGATGGTTGCCAGACATCATACAGATACCGGCATTTCTCTGTAGGCAAACCGATCTTCTATTAGCAGCAGTACAAACAGGAAAGCTTGTAAACATCAAGAAAGGTCAGTTCCTTGCTCCCTGGGATGTGACGGGAATATTATCCAAGACCGGAACTGAAAATGTAATGATTACCGAGAGGGGAACGAGCTTTGGATACAACACTCTTGTTGTTGATTATACTGGGCTTGAGTATATGCTCAATAATTATGACGTACCGATTGTGTTTGATGGGACGCATGCAGTCCAAAAACCTGGGGGACAGGGTTCGAGTAGCGGTGGGAATCGTGATTATGTTCCTGGTCTTTGTCGTGCTGCCGCCGCTCTTGGGGTCCGTAATTTTTTCTTAGAGGTACACGAAGATCCAGATAACGCACCATCGGACGGTCCGAATATGCTATGGCTGTCTGATTTTGAAAATGTATTAAGAGACATAAAGGATTATCAATATGAAAGAGGGCAAAGTATGGGGGACCACGGAAACCTTATTGACTACCAACACAGTCGAGGTGCACCGCATTAAAATAAATCCACGTAGCTATTGCTCGATGCATAAGCACGAGTTCAAGTGGAATATGTTTTATGTGATAAAAGGTAGGTTGTATATCGAAGTGGAAAAAAATAATTATGACTTGACGGATGTTACAGAATTATTCCAGGGGCAGTATACTTCGGTCAAGCCTAACGAGTTTCACAGGTTCTTCACGAAAGATGAGCCTGTAGAAGCACTCGAGGTATATTACCTAAATTCAATCAGTGAAGATATAGTTCGAAAAACAGTGGGTGGTGTAGAATGACAGATTTACCTGAACACCTGGGTGGACACTTAAATAAAGTTCACACAGACAGAGGTTCTCTATTGTACCTCAAAGAAAAATATAATATTAAAACGATGTTGGATGTCGGTTGTGGTCCAGGGCATATGGTTAAGATTGCCAATGACCGTGGTATTCGAGCATGGGGCATCGATGGTGATTTTACATTAGATTTTGAGTTAGGACTTAGAGAGAGTATCATTATACATGATTACTGCGATGGACCGAGTAATATCACCCGTGATTTTGATTTATGCTGGTCGGTCGAGTTTCTTGAACACGTAGAAGAAAAATACTTACCCAATTTTATGGCTGACATTGCTAAATGTAAATATGTAATCTGCACCGCTGCTCCTCCTGGTCAAGCGGGTCATCATCACGTAAACTGTCAAGATTTAGATTATTGGAGAGAGGTGTTTGATGAGTACGGATTTGATTACGATGAAGCAGAAACTCAAAATGTCAAAGATCACTCCAATATGCATAAACCCTTTATTAAAATGAACGGTATGTTCTACAGGAAAAAATCATGAGTGATGTAATACGTATGTTCATTGGAACATCAAGTAATGGCGAAGACAATCCCATTGAAGCAATCTATGAATATTCATTGAGAAAAAACTGCTCTCAGGAACTTGACATAGTTTGGATGAAACAAACAAGAGACCCGACTTCTTTTTGGCATGGATTTAATACACAATTTTGGCCAACACCTTTTAGTGGATACAGATGGGCTATTGCGGAGTACTGTAACTATGAGGGTCGTGCTCTCTACACTGACTGTGACATGATAAACTTCAAAGACATCTCGGAACTTTGGAATACTGATATGCATGGTAAACCTCTTGCTGCCCGTAAGGGCACACGCTTCGGAGGGCATGAGTTTTGTGTTACTCTAATTGACTGTGCAGCATTTAAAAAAGTAGCCGATGTGCCTGTATCGAGACAACGCACTCTTGATAACTATCATCAGCGCTGTATAGGTCATTTTAGTGGCAACGATGATCTGGTGCACGAACTTGATGCGAGATGGAACTGCCTCGATGGTGAAAACTATATGATCGAAGACCTGTGGCATCTGCATTGGACAAATATGGCTACACAGCCATGGCGCCCTGGTTGGTTTACGGGCACACCCACTGAACATCCGAGAGCAGATCTTGTTACAATGTTTGAAGACATGCTGATTGAGGCCAACGATGCTGGTTATGATGGGCAAATAGCAGAGTATCCACCCTTTAATTACAACATTATAGGTAGATAAAAATGTTTGAGATCAAGGGCGACAAACCTATGGGTGATGTTTTATTTGCATCTTGTGATAGTAAATATTTCAATAATTTTGGAATACCTCTGCTGTATAGTGCCAACGATCATGAACACACTTTACATCTACACGTCATAAATCCCACAAGCGATGACATTGTTACGTTAAAAGATCTACAGGTAAAAAAAGATTTCACATATACGATAGAAGAAAATAATATTCAATCAAGAGAGTATTATAGCTGCAATAGATTTATGGTGGCTCCTACATTCCTTGAAACAGCAGATAGACTATTAATCATAGATACGGACTGCTTGGTGATGAATAAAATGGAGTTTCCAGAAGCAGATTTTGGATTATTTTTAAGAGATCCTTTGCCGGGTACTGTTGGCTGGGAGCAGGAGGGGACCCATGTTGCGGCGGGAATGGTGTTGTTATCAAAACAATCAATGGAATTTGCGAAGGATCTATCAAAAGCACTCTACGAACATGAATTGATTTGGTTTTTGGATCAAGTGATGTTGTGGCGCCTATATAATGTCTACAAAGATGAATTATTCTTTCACCAGTTCACCGCAGATGATATGGACTGGGAATTTTTACCCGATACCAAAATCTGGACGGGAAAGGGTCCAAGAAAGTACGACAATGAAAAATACTGTGGAGTTCAACAAAAATACAGAGATATGCATGTTTCATGATTTTTTAAAGCGCAATAGGATATCACACCATAGAGCTCTGGCAATATCTCCTGACTATGATAGTGCTGAAGAAATAGAAGAAGATGCTAAAAAAGCAAGCAGTGTAGAATTATGGAATAGATGCTTGCAAAATATGTTCGATGCTGATGTTTATAGTGCTTATAAAAGTATTGATAAACCTCCGTTTAACGATCCAGATCTCGTGAGGACTGGATTACATCCATTTCGTCGTGTCTACAGTCAATATGCTCATGAGAAAAGAACATCTAATTCCTTCAACAACGTCGTATTCAATAGAACTGGATTGTGTATTTTTAATAACTATCTTGATGAAGAAGTAGTCGATGTTATTAAAAAGGAGTTTGAGCATTTTAAAATTGGCGTGGTAAATAAACAACAACACAACATCATTGCAATAAATGATGAAAAAGCGCCTCATATGATGAAGGCCCTGCACAAAATGAAAG